AGATTGAAGAAGTTATACTTAAAGAGACCTTTGGGGATATTAGAACAGTTAACTATAAATTACGTATTGGCCATACCATGGGTACCTCTACTGCTGTAGAGACAGCCTTAGCTATTCAAGAAGAATCGGGTAGGTTTCTTAGCTTGGGAGCTGGTATGGGTAATGTGTTTTCATCTGCCGTAGTGGAGATTGTAAAATGATATTTGCACATTGTAGTATTATTCAAGAAGGGCAAGCCGCGATCTTTTATAGACATACTAGGATTTTAAAAGGATACATGTTAGCAGGTACTTTAGTGGGACCTGCTTTAATAGATAAAGTTAACTTTGCTAAGGTATGGACGTATTTTGTATCTGAATTAGTTAGAGCAGATGACATCTATTGTTCTATTCTTGTTGGTACAGAGAATTCTATGTTTGCTAACTATCTTGATTATCATGATACAATAGATGGGCTTAAGATATATAAAGTTGATAATTATCTTAAACACCAATACAGTAGCTATGATAAACACATAGAGCGTAAGAAACTAAAAGCGAGTAGAAATATATGAGCGATCTTATAGATCAAGATGACTTAGACGATATTGAAGCTAAGCCGGAGAGTTTAGTTGATTGGAAGAACCCTCCTAGTCTTGCTGATCTTAAGCAAGACCTTGAGTCTGCACAAGCAGCCCATGGTGCGCATACTCTAGAAGTAGATGGTTGGTTACGAGTTCTTAATGCTGAGCAGACAATTTCTGTAAAGCGTGGGCGATCCAAGTTAGTTCCTAAGTTAGCGCGTAAGCAAGCCGAGTGGCGCTATGCAGCATTATCAGAACCTTTCTTATCTACAGATGACCTGTTTAATACCGCCCCTAAAACTTTTGAAGATAAACAATCTGCTGAACAAAATGGGATGGTGTTGAACTACCAGTTCAACTGTCGAATGGACAAAGTAAGCTTTATAGATAGTTTTATTCGTACCAATGTAGATGAAGGAACTGTAGTTGTTCGTGTTGGTTGGGAATTTGAGGAAGCTATACGTACCGTATATGAACCTATTATGGAGCAACAGTTAATTCCAGACCCTCAAACAGGAGGTCCCGCTGTAGATCCGCAAACCGGACAGCCTGTAATGCAGGAAGTAAAAATAGGGGATAAGAAGAAACAAAAGAAGATTACTATTAAGAATCAGCCCGTGTTAACAATATGTGATTATAATAATTTAGTTATAGATCCTACTTGTGAAGGTGACATTGATAAGGCTAATTTTGCTATTTATAGCTTTGAAACTTCATTATCAGAGCTAAAGAAAGATGGTCGTTACACTAATCTTGATGATATTAATTTTGAGAGTGCTTCTGTATTATCAGAGCCTGATCATAAAGTCACTGCATCGGATGATAGTAGCTTTACATTTAAAGATAAAGCCCGTAAGAAAGTAATTGCTAGAGAATATTGGGGATTCTGGGATATTGATGATACTGGTGAAATTAAACCTTTTGTAGCTACATGGATAGGGAGTACCTTTATTAGATTAGAAGAGAACCCTTATCCAGATAAGAAATTGCCATTTGTATTAGTTCAGTATTTACCTAGGCGTAAGCACTTATATGGAGAACCTGACGCATCTCTAATTGAAGATAACCAGAAGATCGTAGGCGCTGTTACCAGAGGCATCATTGATGTAATTGGTCGTAGTGCTAACGGTCAGCAAGGTATTCGTAAAGATGCTCTTGATGTAACGAATGCTCGTAAGTATGAACGCGGGGAAGATTATAAGTTTAATGCTAACGTAGATCCCAGACAGGCCTTCCATATGGAGGTATACCCTGAGATTCCACGATCAGCTATTGAAGTATTACAGATGCAAAATAATGATGCAGAAGCTCTTACCGGGGTTAAAGCGTTCACTAATGGTATTTCTGGACAAGCGTTAGGGGCTACGGCCACTGGTATTAGATCAGCACTAGATGCTACATCTAAGCGAGAACTCGGTATCTTACGTAGGTTTTCTAATGGGTTAACCCAGATAGGCCGTAAGATCATTTCTATGAATGCTGAGTTCTTAGAAGATGAAGAAATCATTCGTGTAACTAACGATGAATTTGTTTCTATTAATCGTAATGATTTAGGTGGTCAATATGATATCAAACTTAATATCTCAACAGCTGAGGCTGATGAACAAAAAGCTAGCGAGTTGGCATTTATGTTACAAACTATGGGTAATACGATGCCTCCGGAAATGAGTTTTATGGTATTAGCTGATATAGCTAAATTACGTAAGATGCCTGATCTAGCTAAACGTATTGAAGAGTATAAACCTCAACCAGATCCAATGGCTGAGGAGATGCATCAACTTGAAATGGAAATGATGAAAGCTAAGATACGTAACGAAACTGCTAAAGGCGCAGAGAACGAAGTGGACATCGGACTCAAAACTGCTAAAACGAAAACAGAACAAGCTAAAGCACGGGGTCTTAATAGTGGTTCTGATATTAGTGATTTGGACTTTCTTGAGAAAGAAAGCGGTGTAGGTAATGCTAGAGATCAAGCTAAGTCTGAACGTGATCATGAACAAGCATTAGAATCTAAAGATCTTGATAGGAGGGGAGACCTTGACAAGATGGCTTTTACTGAGTTAAATAAACCGTAAGGAGTTTATTAATGAATAAATCTAACCATAAGGTAGGGATATGACAGATCTAGAAACAGTTGAAATCGAGATTGAAGAAGCTAATAAGTTAAGAGCTATACGAGATAATTGCGCTATGTTAATTAATAGCCAGCCTTATAAAGATGTAATTGAGGAAGGTTACTTTAAAGTCGAAGCAGCTAGATTATGTATGGCTAAAAGTTCTAACTTAGATGAAGCACAAATGAGAAACATTGATGGTATGATGTTAGGAATCGGTGGGTTAGCTAATTTTATTGATATGGTTATGCGACGGGGTGCCGCTATGGATAAGCAAATAGAAGAATGTGAAGAAACCCGTGCAGAAATCTTAGCTCTAGAGGTGGTCTAATGACAGTTGAAGCAACAGAACAAGATACTGCTCTAGGCCTATCTGACGCTGAATTCCTAGAACAAGATCCTGCTAAATTCTTATCTGAAGATTCGAATACAGATACGGAAGACGCAGCCAACACAGAAATTGATCCAGCGGATGAAACTGCTGATGATATAGACCCTGAAGCGGAAGCTGAAGGGGATAGTAAAGCACAGGAGCAAACTGACGCTACCTCTAACGAAGAAGAAGTAAGCCAACCTGATGGGGATACCCAGACGGAGCATGAACCTTCTGATGATAGTGATGCAACAGAATCTCTTGATACTAGTAAGAAAGACTCGACTGACACGAAAGGGGATACCCAGGATACAAAAGAGTTTGATTACGAAAGTGCATATAAAAAGGTATCTGAACCTTTCAAAGCCAATGGCGTTGATATGCAGGTTAAGGATCCTAACGATATGATCAAGCTCATGCAAATGGGCGCTAATTATCAAAAGAAGATGGCTCAAATGAAGCCTAATCTAAAGATGATTAAGATGCTAGAGAACAATGGTCTTCTTGATGAAGCCAAGTTATCTAATCTTATTGATATATCTAAAAAGGATCCTAAGGCAGTCGCTAAGCTTATTAAAGAAAGTGGAATAGATCCTTTAGATATTGATACAGATGCTAGTGTCGATTATCAACCGACAGATCATTCTGTAGGTGATAAGGAATACAACCTTGACCGAGTACTTGATGAGATTAAAGATACCAAAACTTTTAGTAAAACTATTGATGTATTAACTAAGCAATGGGACGATAATAGTAAAACTACCATTTCGGATAATCCGGATATGATTAGTATTATTAACGACCATATGGCTAATGGTGTATACGATAAGGTTAATGCACTAATGCAACAAGAAAAGACCTTAGGTAAACTCAATGGTATATCTGATTTGGAAGCGTATCAGCAAGTGGCTAATTATATGTTTAAGGAGGGTTTGCTTATTTCCGGTAATGATAATAAGACAAGTGCATCCAAAGTATCGAGCGAGACTGATAAATCACAAGCTAATGCTGAGCGAGATAAGAAGCGCAAAGCAGTGGCGCCGGTCAAGCAGACTACTACGAAGAAGGCTCCAGCTGAGAAGGACTTTTTGGGTCTCTCAGATGAAGAATTTATGAAGAGGCATGCTTAACCGGTAATATAAATTACCTTTTAGATTGGAAATAAAATCATGGCAAATCCAAACACTTACAATGGTCCTTTAAGTTCCGCAAGCGGAACTGCATCGGACATCGGCGCACAAGCACGTACCGATTATTATTTTAAGAAAGCTCTTATTGCTGTACGGGATAAACAGTATTTCATGCCTTTGGCTGATGTACGCGCGATGCCTAAGAATATGGGTAAACGTATTAAACA